TCAGCTTGCAAGCCAGAGTATCGCCAGCGCCTGATTGCAAAGATCGGGCTGAAAAAGGTCGAATGGCTGGAGTCAGCAACAGGCACACCCAACACTTCGATTGAGTATTACAAGCGGATCATCTCAGTATTTAAAAAAAGGTTACGAATTAATAAAAAACTTGTTGACCAGTAGTCAAATCCCTGTATAGTTAAGACTCCAATCTAGGAGAGATCAAATGAAACTTTATATCATCAACTCAAAACGTGGCGGCTTCAATGAGGTTCGCATCAATGACATCGTGCCATCAATTAAAATTCGCTGGGCTAAAGGCGCAAAAGAGCTTTTGCCTGAGCCTCAGCGTTTAGCAGCTCGCGATGCAATTCTTGCGGCTAAGTCGGAAGTTGAAGAATCCGACAGAGGTCATTTAACTTTTATGCGTTGGGGCATACTTGTAACAATCTAATTTGTCACCAATAACTCAGTCTAATTTTCGTGCTGAGTTATTGGGAAAAGGAATCGTCATGAATTATTTATATCGTTTATATCAGCAAGCAAAAAATCCAAATAACCCATTGGATTGCAAGAGCTTTACCGCTCAAGCAAAATCCATGACTGAGGCGCTTTATATAGCGCGTGAAATTAACTCACTTTTATCCGAGGCGGTTGTTTACCGCGTTGAGGAAATCGCTTCGGGGGATACTGAGGAGCTATGATGAATCTCACATTTAGCGAATGGTCGCTGCTTAACCACATGCTTGAGCAGCCAAAAATGATTGCCGCAGCCATGCCGCTTGAATCGTTTGAGTTGGTTGATGCGCTTTGCGAAGATTTACGCGAAAGCTGGGAATACAATCATGAGAATGATCTTGAGCGCATGATCATCGAGGCTTGCATAACTGAGTCTGATGTTCATGAGCAATTGCCCCAGCTGGACATTGATTATGGCGATGTCATCTCATTGGTTAATGTCGCTTATTCATTGCAGGATCGTTTTGCGGTTCGGTTTCAGGTTGAGCCAGCAAAATGGATCGAGCTATCTGGGAAAGAGCATAGAAAAGGAGTGATGCACTAATGGAAAAGTCGCTAAAGCGTCAATGGTGGGAATGGCACAAAGAAAATGAGCATGTTTGGGAGTTGTTTAAACTCTTTGCTTTCCAAGCCATAAACTCAGGTCATAAAAATTACAGTGCAATGGCTGTCATTCAGCGGATTCGATGGCATACCGAAGTCGAAACAAAAGGGGATGTATTTAAGATCAACAACAATCACGTTCCGTATTATGCTCGGTATTTTCAACATTGTTACCCAGAGCATGCTGATTTCTTTAGGTTTAGGGAGTTGAGCAGTGAAAAATCGGTTGACCTAGAGAAACCTTAGGAATAAGGTTGAAAACTTGCCGGACGGGAGTTACCAGCTCCCTAGCGTACCGGAATGAAGTTGGAATGAGGAAACAAATCCCTGCCGCACTCCGGCAAATTTGCTCCAAATTGTAAGTCAGTATTTACTAACATACAACCTCAAACTCGCATCATCTCCCATAAGCGCAATCCGGCTCGGCAGGTCGAGCATGGTCATGCGTATGCAGTCGCCTATCTCGTTAAACACTAGGGAACATCCCAAATCCTGTCGCAGCGTCATGAGTGACCTTGCAGTGAGTCGATTTTGGTTAAATCCTACGGCGGTTGCAAAGCAAGGTTGGGATCAAGCGCAGGATGGCGGCGCGGTAAGCCGTAATTGATCCAGCAAGGGCTTTACCCAGAAACCTTGTACCTTAGGCAAAAGCGACTCAGCAGTTTTGCAAAGGTTTCTCACTTCGGCTCGATTTTTATCGGGTTAGGGTGAGTTTCACCTCAAACATCACGATCTAGCAGAATTGCAAAGGGAAAAATAATTAGATGATTAGTCTTAGACCACATCAAGAGAGAGCAATCGAAATGCTCCGAGATTCACTGAGAAAAGGAAACAAACGCATCATGCTGGCAGCGCCTTGCTCATTCGGCAAAACCAGAGTTGCGGCATATATGCTGGCGGAAGCTGCAAAACGCGGCAAACGCGGCGTGTTTATTTGCGACAGAATTAAGCTGGTTCAACAGGCTCTGGATGATTTTGACTCACATGGGCTTGCGGCTGGTGTAATTCAGGGCGATCACTGGCGCTGGAATCCAAAAGCAATGATCCAGATCGCGTCAATTCAGACTCTGGCTCGCAGACAGCATAAGCTTGAGTTTGATTTTGCGGTTATCGATGAGGCTCACGTTTTGTATGAGTCACAAATTGAATATTTCCAATCGTATAACGCTGTTCCATTCATTGGGCTATCGGCAACTCCATTCAGCAAGGGATTGGGCAAGCATTTTCAGGATTTGGTTGTTCCATCGACAACAATGGAGCTGCTGGATCAGGGATATTTAACCCCAGTTAAGTATTACGGCGGCAAGCATGTCGATTTGAAGGGTTTGAAGCGCAGAAGCCTATCCACAGGCGGATCAGACTACGATCCAAACGATTTAGGCAAACGAATCGAGGGTGATGTTCACGTTCGCGGCGATGTGATTAAAAACTGGCAGAAACATGGCGAAAATCGGCAAACAATCATGTTTTGCCCGACAATCGAGCTTTCAAAATCGATGGTTGAGCAATTCAACGCTGCTGGGATCGCAGCAGAGCATATTGATGGTTATATGCCAGATGAGGAGCGCCAATGGCTCTATGACGCTCACGATGCTGGTGAATTTAAGATTCTGTCATGCTCACGCTTGCTAAATACGGGATATGACGCGCCAAAAGTCGGCTGTTTGATCGATTTATTCAAAACCAGCTCGCTAATCCAGCACATTCAACGCGCTGGGCGAATCATGCGCCTGTCAGAAGGCAAAGATTATGCAATTTACCTAGACCATGCTGGGAACATCACTGATCCGAAGCTGGGAATGCCCGAATATATTGTTCCAGAAACCCTAGATGATGGCGAAAAGTCATTTTCCGAATCTAATCAGGTCAAGGAAAAGAAAGAATCAAAGGCTAAGACTTGCCCCAGCTGTTATCAGCTATTTACGGGGTTTAGATGCGCATGCGGCTATGAAATACCGCCAGAAAAGCGCGTTGTCGGCTCTGGCGAGATTCTTGAGGAGATCAAAGAGAAAAAGAAGGCAAATCGCGAAGTCAGTAAGCAAGAAAAAGAGCAATTTCTTGGTGAGCTGCTGTTTTACGCTAGAAAACGGGGCTTTAAAATGGGCTGGGCGCAGCATCAGTATCGAGCGAGGTTTGGCGTATGGGGTAGCAAAATAAATCCCGCAGAGGCTAATTCAGTCAGTCAGGACACCAAAAATTGGATCACCCATCAAAATATAAAACGCGCTAGAGGTAACAATGGTTAAAAACCTGCTGGATCGGCTGCAAAAGGTCAAAAAAGTCGGTACTGATAAATGGCTGGCATGCTGCCCAGTGCATAACGACTCAAATCCATCAATGAGCGTGGCATTTAAAGACAACCGAATTCTCTGTTATTGCTTTGCTTGTCAGGCTAAGGGCGCAGAGGTCGCAGAGGCTGTCGGGCTGAAAGTATCGGATTTGTTCGCTGACTCAATATCTGGGGCGGCAAAAATCCAATATCACAGGGAATCGCTAGAGAAAGAGCTAGATCAGGATCAAATGTTTGTTCGGATATATGAGGCTTGGGATAAGACTGGGAAGCCAATAAAACTGTCAGATCGTAAGCGCTACAAACACGCGATCAACCGAATTGCTGGGATTCAGGACAAACTAAAAGAAATGTGAAAAAAGTGTAAATTAATTGTTGACGGGTAGCCAAATCCCTGTATAGTTACACCATCGATTGACGATAAACAAAAGGAAAAACACCATGAAAACATTTGAAAACACTGCAAACATCGGCGACACCATCAAAGCTTTTGACTTCAAGCCAATGAATGACCCTGCTTATCCTGATCGTTTTTTGGTTGGCAAAGTTGTTGCAAAAGGTCGTTGTGAGCTTGATGACGGCGCACAGTTTGACGCTTACACAGTTGAAGTTACTGAGTCGCCTGAATTCCCAGAGCGCGTTGGTCACACAATGTTCGTTCCATTTGAGATGTTCATGGATTTCGACAACCGCGTCACTAAAATCGCTTAATTTACTGGGGGCTTTGCCCCCATCTATGAGGGTTCAAAAATGGTTAATGCTTCATACTCAACTTTCGTTCGCAATCACTTTGCTTGGGTTCGCTATACATGCGACATCCCATCAAAGCATCACGTTCCGGTCACCGCAATAAATACAGAAGGTGGTAAAATTGCGGCTGATACTTCAATTTCTGATGCTGATCTGGTGGATCGTTTTCACTATGAATCGCGTCATTATTCGCGCACTGGTTGCGGCGCTACGTTTTACATGGATTACATGCTCGCATGCAAAATTCGTGGTTTGGCTTTCTGAGGGGGATGGCAATGAGTTTTCACTTTAATCAAATACATCGTGAGGCTGCGATTGATCGCATGCTGGATGACGGCACTTTTGAGCAGCAAAAGGCTGAGGCTTTTGATCGCATCATGGATGATAAGGAGCGCAAAGCTTGGATCAATGATTGTTTAATGACCAAGCTGGTTGAGGATTATGATCTCAGTCATGCGGTGCGCAAATTTGACGATGAGAAAAAGCTGGCAGTGTTTAATTGCTTGCTGGATTTCATCAAGGATGTTTTGGATGAGGAATGCGAGGATTTAGCGCATACCGAAATCGAAACTATGGCTGAGGATTCTTACTGATGGAAACAGCAATCAAATTTGTCGCTTCGGTTCTAGCATTTACAGCAATTGGCGGAATTATGGGATACGCATTTGTCATGGCGTTCTAATATGTTAGTATTTACTTACTATCGTATCAGTTGGTAGTATTTCATCGATTTTTTCCTAAGGTGATATTTGCCCCTTCCTTGTGACGGGGCTTTTTTTTGTTATATTAGGGTCACGTTACTTGGCGGAAGCAAGGAAAAATGGGTAGACCAACAATATATACAGATGAGCTAAAGACTGACATTTGCGTCAGGATCGCAATGGGTGAATCTTTGCGCTCTATTTGTCGCGATGATTCTATGCCAGCAATGTCATCAGTATTTAGCTGGCTACAGAAATATGATGAGTTTTCGGAGCAATACGAGAAGGCATGCGTTGAGCGCACTGAAATGCTGATTGAGGATATTCTCGACATTGCCGACAAAAGCGATCCAAACCATGCAGCAAAAACCCGCGTTCAGGTTGATGCTAGAAAATGGATTGCATCCAAGATGAAGCCTAAGAAATACGGCGAATCATCTGAGCCAGAGCGCAAAGTCGTTCCTTTCAACGTGTACACAAACCTTGAATCTGAGTAAGCCGCAAAGCCAGATATATCTGAGCGATGCTAGATTTCGCGTTGTTGTTGCTGGACGTAGATTCGGCAAAACCTTCCTTTCCACAGCTGAGCTGATGCGAGTCGCTGCAACCAAGCCTGAATCCAATGTTTGGTATGTCGCTCCCAGCTACCGATCAGCCAAAGATATCTGTTGGGATATGCTGAAACAGGTTGTTGATCCTTCGGTTATCTTCAAGACAAATGAGTCAGAGCTGTCGATTAAGCTGATAAACGGCTCAACAATATCCCTGAAAGGCGCTGAAAATGGTCAGGCGTTACGCGGTAGGGCGCTGGATTTCATCGTTTTGGATGAGGTCGCTGATATGAAGCCGGATATTTGGTTTGAGGTACTTCGCCCATCGCTATCCGATAGGCAGGGCGGTTGCTTGATGATTGGCACCCCAAAAGGGCGAAATCACTTTTATGATCTTTGGGTTCAAGATCAACAAGACTGGGAATCGTTCCAATACACAACGCTGGAAGGCGGCAACGTGCCTGATGAGGAGATTGAGGCAGCAAAGCGCGATATGGATGAGCGCACTTTCCAGCAGGAATATCAGGCGGCGTTTGTTAATTACTCAGGGATTATTTATTACAACTTTGATCGCCTAAAGTCGGTTAAAGATGTCAAAGATGCTGGCGACACGCTCCATATTGGTATGGACTTCAACCTCGATCCGATGTCAGCTGTTATCGCCCAGCGCAATGGCGAATCGCTGGAGATCATCGATGAGATCGTCATATATGGATCAAATACCGATGAGATTGTGGATGAGATAAAGATCAGATACCCGAATCGCCGAATCGTTATTTATCCCGATCCAGCATGCAGACAGCGCAAAACATCGGCTGGCGGCAGAACAGATTTGAGCATCTTGCAGAATGCAGGGTTTGCAGTGAAGGTGCGCGAGCGTCATACTTCAATCCGAGATCGGATCAATGCGGTAAATGCTCGCTTGAAAACGGCTGATGACAGGCATCATTTGTTTGTATCGAGTAAGTGCAAACAGGTGGTGAAATCCCTTGAGCGTCAAACGTACAAAGAAGGCACAAGCCAGCCCGATAAGGATTCAGGATATGATCACATGAATGACGCGCTCGGCTATCTGGTGGACTTTATTTATCCAATTAAACGTGAACACAACACGCCACAACCGATTAGGTGGAGCTAATGGAAACAATTACTGAGCAGCATCCCGATTTTATAAACAATATCGAGAATTGGGAGTTTTACCTTCGATCATATCTTGGCGGAGATCAGTATAAGGCTGGTCAATATCTGGTGAAATATCTGAATGAGTCAAATCAGGATTATGATCGCAGACTCGATCTCACCCCAATTGACAACCATTGCGCTAACGTAATTCACATTTATTCCTCTTTCCTATGGAAAAACCAGCCTGTTAGAAACCTCAATTCGCTGGATGGTGACCCTGTCATTGAGAATATGCTGAGAGATATCGATTTAGATGGTCAATCCCTCGATTCGTTCATGAAAGAGGCTCAAATCTGGTCATCTGTTTATGGTCACTGCTGGATCATGGTTGATAAGCCAAAATCAAATGCTGGCACTCGCGCAGATGAGCTAGAGCAAGATATTCGCCCATATTTCAATCTTTACACTCCCGAAAACGTGTTTGATTGGCGCTGGGTTCGCACCGAGTCGGGCAGACATAAACTGTCATACCTGAAATTACGCGAGGCAGTTATCAAGCAGGATCAAAATGACACAAAAGAATATTTCAGGGAATGGACAGAGGAATCAGTCAAGCTTTGGGAAGTTCACAATGATGCTGAGCGATTGGTTGAAGAAATGGACAACCCTATCGGCATCATTCCTGCTGTTTATCTCCCTGCTGCTCGGACTGTCACTCGCGGCATTGGCAAGTCTGATATCGCTGACATTTCAATCATGCAAAGAGCTATTTACAACGAGCTTTCGGAAATAGAGCAGCTGATCCGCATTTCTAACCATCCAACACTGGTCAAAACATTCGACACTGATGCAACAGCTGGAGCTGGCGGCATTGTTCACATGCCTGACGAGCTAGATGGCAACCTAAAGCCCTATATGCTCCAGCCAAGCGGCTCAAATCTGGAAAGCGTACAGCGATCAATTGAGGCTAAGGTCACATCGATCAATCGCATGGCGCATTTGGGTGCGGTTCGCGGCACTGAGGCAGTAAAGCAATCAGGCATCGCGTTGCAGACTGAATTTCAGCTACTGAATGCGCGTTTGGCTGAAAAGGCTGATCTGCTGGAGCTGACTGAGGAAAATCTATGGAGATTTGTCGCTATTTGGCAGAACAAGACTCCAGATGCAGAAATTGATTATCCAGATTCGTTCGATATTCGCGATTATCCGAATGAGTTGCAATTCTTGCAGCAAGCTCGCGCCTCAGGCATCAATTCAAGTACATTCAACCGAGAAGTTGAGAAGCTGATCGCTGATTTGATACTGGATGATGACTTACTGCAACAGGCATATTCTGAGATAGATGCTGGCAGACAAGTTGGGGATTTCGCACCAGCGGCTGAATAATGGCAGACATAGATCACGCAAAGATCGTTGAGAAGCTCGGCAATTCTCACGAACAGCGAATGCTCGGCATTCTCAAACAGCTTGAGGATCGCATTGCGGCAGATATCATGAAAGCGCCAACTGATGACGGCAAGATGTCTGATATCAACTTTGCGATTAAGGCTCGCGCTGGCATTCGGCAAGCATTTAACGAAACATATTCGACAGAAGTTGACTCAATGATTCGCGAATATACGCAAGTCGCCGAGTCAATGGGCGATATGTGGGCTGAATATGATGCTGTTTTTGACGTTCCGCCAGAGGTTATATCTGAGCTGCAAAGCCAAACCTTTCAGGGATTTCAGGATATTGGCTCCACATTTGCCAATGAAATCGCCGATGAGGTTTATCAAAACACGCTGACAGGGCGAAAACTCGAAGATTCTGTAAGAAATATCCGACAAAAGATCAATGGTATATACATGACATCAGATAAAGCCGAAGTAAATCGGCTTGTTGCTATCGCTCAGGCTGGTGGCGAGGATGCTGATGAAGCGGTTGAGGTTTTGCATCGTGTATATGCAACTGATCGCGCTGGCAGAAATATGCGCCGATATGCCAAACAAATTGTTCACGATTCATTGGCTCAATTCGATGCGAAGCTGGCAATTGCTGGCGGCAAAGAGATTGAAACCGAGAAATGGACATATTTTGGATCGCTTGTTGAGGATTCACGCGATATTTGCGTTAGGCTAATGGTGGGTGATCTGTCAGGAAAATCTTACACAGAGGAACAGATCAATAAAATCTGGGAATCAAATGCTTGGTCAGGCAAAGCTGAGGGCGATCCCTTAGTTGTTCGCGGCGGCTACAACTGCCGACACTTATGGCGACCAGCGTTTGAGGATGAGGATGAAATTGAGGCAGCTGATGCAGCTCCAGAAGCTCCGCCAATCCCAGTGAAGAAGGTGGCAAAGAAGAAAACCGCCAAGAAGAAAGCCAAGAAGGTGACAAAGAAGCAAGCGCTTGAGGATTTGAACAAGCTGCTGGCAGATGGCGCAAATGATCCCAAATATATTCGCGGCTCAAACGGCTTGCCATATACCAGATTCAGAGCGTTAGGCAGAAAATCAGGGCAGACAAATAACGCACGACTCGCGGAGCTGGAAGGAAAGGCAACTCTGGGGTCAATGTTCGACACTGAAACCATCCAAATGCTAGAAACGCAGATGATCGAGGTGAATGGATACGCAAAAACGTACGGGATTCCGCCATTGCGAGGCATTCAGTCTAATCAGAAAGGCAGGGCAATCGCATCAATGGGCGATGGCATGCTTGAGGTAAACGGAAAATATTACCCTCGCTGGAGCAAAGCATCTCGCACAAGTTTGGTT